GATTTTCTTATGAAAAAATATCCCAATGAAAAGGATGTAATAGATCAGTATTTTGATGAACAACGTATTACCTATAATGATGATACAGATGGGTTTTATGCCCAAGGAGGTACTACTTCAGATGGAACAAGAGTAAGTCCTGTTGGTTCTACTGATGATGAAGTAGAAAAGTGGGTTAGTGAAGATTATGAAGATTTTAGGGACAACAGAAGCCTAAATGAATGGACAAAGCGCCAATGGCAGCGTCGTGCAGGAATTCTTAAATAATTTGGTAATTTCTTAAAAATTACATATATTTATTGGTGACTTTAGGGCACCAACCTAGTTATTATAATTATTAACCGTCACCTTAGGGGACACAAAACAAAACAAAATGACACATTTACTATTGAACAGGGACTATGCTAGCCCTCTTGACGTACTCGTCAAAAACTTTTTCGACTCAACTGCAACATTTGAAGCACCAAGTCGCCCAACAGTAACACATCCAATTGATGTGTTTGAAGATGAAAATGGCCTTACACTCGAAGTAGCTTGTACAGGCATTGATAAAAAGGATGTAAATATTAATATTGAAGGAGATATCCTTAGACTTTCCTATGATAAAGGAAAACCAACTCCATCAACTAAAACTGAAGAGAACGGAGTCCGTTACTACCACTCAGGCATTAAAAAAAGTAACTTTAATCTGGGCTGGAAAATCTCTCGTAGGTTTAATTTAGCTAAAGCTAATGCTGAAATGGTAAATGGTTTGCTTATAATTAGTATTCCATTTGCACTTGAATCAAAACCAAAATCAATTACTATCAAGTAATTTACTTTAGGGTTGGTGTCCTGAAGATCCTTTCGTATATTCCCGCGTATTAGAAAAAACAGTTATGAATTTTATCAAAGACCCACTCCTCGGTGAGTATTTTATCCAAATTGATGAGTACAACTACTCTGTTTACAAAACAATTATGCCCGATAGTGGTACACCTTATGATTCCTGTATAGGACATTGTAGTAGTCTCGAAGCAGCACTTAATAAAATTGTTGATAATAAGATGAAGCAAAGTTCTTACACTAGTATTAAGAATTATATTATTGAACTTAGAAATATTAAAAACGAATTTAAACAACATTTTTTGTAATGGTAAAAGCATTATTTAATGGGGTTATTGTTAAACCCCTCGAAGAAGAAGAAAGTGTCCATGGGAACATTATTGTTCCTGATATGGGCAAGGAAAAAAACCTTAAAGGAGAAGTAGTATCTGTCGGTCCTGGTTATTACTCAGGTATGGGTAATTTTATAGAAACTACTGTTAAAGTAGGGGACATTGTACTTCTTCCCCAAATGGGACCTGTCAAAGTAGACTTTGAAAGAGAAGAATACTATATGATTGAAGAAAATAAAATTTTAGGAATTATTGAAAAATGAGTAAAATAACTATCGTAAACTACGGAGACGACTCCCGTAAAAAACTAATTAGTGGAGTTAATCAACTCGCAGATGCAGTCGTAACTACTTTGGGACCTAATGGTCGCAACGTTGTTATTCAAAATGAGCAAGGTACACCCCAAAGTACTAAAGATGGTGTAACTGTAGCTAAAGCAATTAAACTTGAGGATACTGTTGAAAACACAGGTGCTCAAATGGTTAAGCAAGCAGCTATTAAAACTGCTGAACAAGCAGGTGATGGTACTACTACTTCTACTTTGCTAGCCCGTGAAATGGTAAACGCTGGTATGCGCTACAGTGATAAAGGACATAACATTGTAGAAATTAAACGTGGTATTGATAAATGTGTTAAAGAGCACGTAAATTACCTCCGTGAAATTTCCCAAGATATCTCTAGTGAAGATCAACTCCGTCAAGTAGCTACCATCTCAGCTAATAATGATGAAGAGGTAGGTGAATTAATTGCTACTGCTATGGAAAAAGTAGGACGTGATGGTGTAGTAACTATTGAAGAGTCACGTACTGGTGAAACTTACCTTGAAACAGTAGAAGGTTTACAGTTTGATCGAGGCTATAAGTCACCTTATTTTGTTACTAATAATGACAATATGAGTTGTGTACTTAAAGATACAGCTATACTTTTCTTTAATGGTAGAATTACTACTGTAAAAGATTTGCTCCCACTCTTAGAAAATTTATCACAACAAGCAAAATCACTTCTTATTGTTGCTGAGGATATTGATGGTGAAGCACTTGCTACTCTTATTGTAAATAAAATGAGAGGCATTTTGAATGTATGTTGTGTTAAAGCCCCTGACTTTGGTGATCGTCGTACTTTACTTATGAATGACATGGCCACCCTTACTGGTGGTGTAGTTGTTGATAAGGATAAGGGTATGAAACTCGACAAGTTTGACCTAAACTGGTTAGGTGAGTGTCGTACTGTTACTGTTACTAAAGAACAAACCACTATAGTTGATGGTGCAGGTGAAGAAGAAGCTATCGAACGTTTGTGTACTGAACTTCAAACTCAAATTGAAAATTCTACTTCACCGTTTGAGGCTGAAAAACTCCAAGAGCGTTTAGCTAAACTTATAGGTGGAGTAGCTGTTGTTCATGTAGGTGGAAACACTGAAACTGAAATGCGTGAACGTAAGGATAGAGTAGATGATGCACTCCAAGCTACTAAAGCAGCTATCGAAGAAGGAATTATCCCTGGTGGGGGTATTGCACTCCTTAGAGCTGCTAATAGTGTGGCGTGCAAAAAAGTTATGAGCAATCCGGACCAAGCAATTGGATGTAATATCGTTAAATCTGCTCTTCGTAAACCCTTTAAACAAATCCTTAAGAATGCAGGAGTAGAAGATGCTTCTCAAATTGAGTTTAGTGTTACTTCTGGAGATAAAATTGGAACAGGTTATAATATTAAAACTGGTAAGTTTGATGATTTCCTTAAAAAAGGTATTATTGATCCTACCAAAGTTACGCGTTGTGCTCTAGAAAATGCGGCTTCAATAGCAGGTACTATTTTGTTAACTGAATGTACTGTTGTTGATAAACCTCAAGAAAATAAAGATGAGGTTGGAGCTATGCCTGGAATGTTTTAATTTTAGCTAATGGCTGAGTTTGAAACAATAGAGCAAAAACAACTAATTGCCGAAAGGGTACCACCGGGAGACCGGTGGTCCCTCATCGGTAATAATACAGTTTACGAATCGCTTACGGATACATTAGAAGCATATTTCCAAAAAACTAAATTTAATAAAGCATTTTATCTTGATCCCATTGGAAGTGCTTTATATGCTGTAGACAGAGTTGAAGTAGAAATTGAGCAAGAACCAGTTAAGGAATATAGTTTTTACGGAGAATTTAGACAAGGAATATAATGGAAAATAGTTTGTGGGTAGAAAAGTACCGCCCTAATGTGCTTACAAATTATGTAGGTAATGAGCATCTAAAAAATATTGTTAAACGATATTTAGAAGAGAACGATATACAAAATCTAATCTTCTATGGACCCGCTGGTACAGGAAAAACTACACTCGCCAAACTTTTGGTTAAGAATCTTGATTGTGAGCACCTTTACATTAATGCCAGCGATGAAAGAGGTATCGAGACAATTAGGGATAAAGTATCGGGGTTTGCTAGTACTATGTCGTTTAAACCACTTAAAGTAGTTATTTTGGATGAGGCTGATTTTCTTACTATCCAAGCACAAGCTTCTCTCCGCAATGTCATTGAAACGTTCTCTAAAAGTACAAGGTTTATATTAACTTGTAACTATGTAGAGCGTATTATTGATCCTCTACAATCACGTTGCCAAGTACTTAAAATTGTACCCCCAACTAAAGGTGCTGTTGCTGCACACCTTTTTAATATCTTATCTAAAGAGAATGTACAACACAGTACTGATCACCTTAAAGATCTTGTAAACCAATATTACCCAGATGTACGTAAAATGCTTAACGTATGTCAAATGTCTACTAAAGATGGTGAGCTTGTATTAGATAAACAAACACTTGTATCATCTAATTATGTTGATAAAGTAATTGAATTATTGGTTAATCCAAATTCATTTAAACAAATTAGACAAGTAATTGCGGACTCTAATGTAAATGATTTTGAAGCGCTATATAAAGCTTTATATGAGCGTATGGACGAGTATACATCACGTCCTGCAGAAGCAATTATTATTATTGAAGAATATATGTACCATTCAAATTTTCGAATTGATAAGGAAATCAACATAATGGCATGTATTTCTAAACTACTTGAAATCTCTGGTAAAATTATTTTAAAATGAACCGAGTAGAATTAATTAATAAACTTATACAAAAACACAATTACCAAAGGTATTTAGAAATAGGAGTAGATAATGGGTGGTGTTTTAATCAAATCCAATGTGCCCACAAAGATGGAGTAGATCCTGGATCTGATGATAATGCTACAAGTCATGGGGGAAATAATAGTTTTAAAGTAGAAGTAACCTACCCCATAACCTCAGATAATTTTTTTAAAAAATACGCACCTTCATTAGAAAAATATGATATTATTTTCATAGATGGGCTTCACCACTCAGACCAAGTTGATAAAGATATACAAAATTCTTTAAAATATTTAAATAAAGAAGGAAGTATCATACTACACGATTGTAATCCTTTAAGTAAAGAATCCCAAATTGTACCTAGAATACAATCATATTGGCATGGTGATGTGTGGAAAAGTATTGTAAAATTTCGAAACAATTTTGATATAGGATGCATTACCATCAATACAGATTGTGGGCTAGGAGTAATAAATTCAAATCTTCCTAAAGGCCCTACATTTAAATTCCCCAATAAGTTAACTTACGAATGGTTAGAACAAAATCGTACCGAAGCTCTTCATTTAGTAAATATTGAAGTAGGTAAATACTTATTAAATGTTATATAAAAACATATTTGAATTTGGAGAACGAATGTTTCTATTGTATCGTACCGCTAAGGTTACTGATAAATTAGATCCCAACTTATTAAAAAAATATTGGCACTGTGATACTGTGCTTAAAAAAGAAGAATTATATTACTTTTGTAACGAAATTAAAACAATAAATTATGAAGAAATCAGAAATGACAGCTCAACAACCACAACTTGATTTGAGCAAAACTACCTCAATCACCACTGAATCTGGGGATCAAATATTTAAGCAAGGATTTATCTTGCGTAAAGTATCCCGTTTCATTACAGGTGGTGAGGATGCTGTCCTCCCTATCCCAGTATTTTATGACGGGGCTACAGGAAAAATTTACTCGGAAACTCTCCCACCTGAATTGAGAGACGAGTATGACACTTTTTGATTGGCTCAAAGAGTTAACAGGTAAAAAACGAGATTGGGACTCCTTCTCGGACAAAGAGAGGGAGTCCTTTAATCCCTATATGGTTAATCGTTTTTTATCTATGCACCAACCCTTTGTTGAGTTGGTAAATTATGTCCAAACCATACCTTATACTGATAAGAAGAAATATTATACAGTGTATTGTGGTTTACTCCCTAAACAAAATGTTTGGTTAAAATATATTAAACCTAAAATGAAACAACCTAGTAAAAAATTATTAGATACAATTGCTTCTTTATATGAGGTTTCTACCAAACAAGCAGCTGATTGGGTAGACATACTTGATAAAAAATATATTAAGGAAGCACTCCAACAACAGGGCTTACAAAAAGACGAAATCAAAGAATTATTTAAATAATGGACAGCATAGTCACTTCAGTAATTAAACAATTTGAAACCCGTTCCAAAATGGGTGAGCAAAAATATGGAGTTAATATGGACCGAGAGGACCTACAATTCCCAGAATGGATTACTCATATGAAAGAAGAGTTAATGGATGCCATACTTTATTTAGAAAAATTAGAAAAAATATATGGCAAAGAAGCCCCAAATACTTAAGGAGATACAAAATAAGGAATTACCTGAGGTAAATTACGCTTACCAAAAGACAATTTCTTACTCCCAAATGTCCATGTATAGGAGTTGCCCACACAAGTGGGCACTCCAGTATAAAGACGGACACTACCAAAATGAACAATCCATTCATTTTACCTTTGGTACTGCTATGCATGAAGTGATCCAAGATTGGCTTACGGTATTGTATGAACAATCAGGAGTAAAAGCAGATGCTATGAATTTAGAGGAATTATTCCAAGAAAAATTTATAGGCCTATACAAAGAAGGATACAAACAAAATAAAGATACTCACTACTCATCCCCAGAGGAATTACGAGAGTTTTTTGAAGATGGTGTAGCTATACTTGAATTTCTTAAAAAAAAACGTAAACAATACTTTGGTAACCGTGGTTGGCATCTTGCAGGTATTGAGTTACCAATTGTAATGAACGTTGGTAGAAATTTAGTGTACAAGGGTTTTATTGATCTCGTATTATATCATGAACCCACAAACAAATTTTATGTATACGATATAAAAACGTCTACTAGGGGATGGAATGATACCGCTAAAAAAGACGAAAACAAGCAAATGCAGCTTGTACTTTACAAAAAATTCTTTAATGAACAATATGGAATTCCACTTGAAAACATAGAAGTGGAATTTTTTATTGTACGTAGAAAAATATGGGAAAATAGTGATTACCCAATCTATAGAGTACAACAACATAGACCTGCTGCAGGTAGAAACAAACTTAAAAAAGCAGATCGCATACTAGAGGAATTTATTACTGAATGTTTTACCCCTAAAGGTAAACACCAAGACAAAGAACACCCTAAAATAGTATCAAAACTATGTGAATGGTGTCCTTTTAATGATAATAAAGAACTATGTAATAAACATGTATCTCCCTAATTTTGCGAATATTTATATCAAAATATATTATGAGTAAAAAAGATTTAACATTAACAAGCGTAAAAATTCAAAGTGATTTATTTGAAGAGTTTAAAGTAGCATGTGTTAGACATAAGTTTTCGTTTCAAAAACTTGCTGACCGCTGTGTTCATTTATATCTTACTGATGAAGATTTTAAACGTCAAATCCACAATCACAACAATTTAGATTTATAAAAAATGAAAAAACTATTATTATCCCTATTGCCAATTACATTCTTATTTGGATGTTGCCCCGAACCTGAAGAAGTATTAGTTATACATGAAGGTTCATTCTCTTTCTGTGGTGCATCGGGTGCGGTACCTACAGGTAAAAAAATAACTGTACAAGGAACTGAATTTGATGAAGGTTGCGCAATTTGTCCTGTTATGGACGGACTATCAATCTCTAACTTAGCTATGGAAGGTTCAGGTGGAACTTGGGGTGAATTTAACGTCACCGAAAACCAACAAACTCCTGACGGAACTGATGGAACCACATGGTCCTTCTTTTGGTTCTTTGGGACAAATGATACTGTACCACAATTTAATCCTGAAACTAATGGATGGGAGTGGTTGCCACCCATTAATCGTAAGTTTATTGTAAATACTAATTCACCAAACACAAGTATGAGTAATATGTTTGCAATGCCTTGTGACATCATTGATACCCTTGACAACGGTATTATTTTATCCAAGTGCTATGGTCCATTAAACGAGGCTGCAGTACCACTACGTACAGCTATTCCAGTAAAAACAGGTATGACTTCTGTTACCGCAGCCAAAGAAGGTTTCCCATATCCTGTGGGTACGCCAATTCCTGTTAAATAATGACATAAACTTTGTATAAAAAAACAAAAATGAAAAAAGGTTATATTCCAAAAGACCAACGGAAAAAAATTCTGTTGATGTGCGATGATATTAGAACACATTCGGGGATTGCAACAGTTGCTAAAGAAATAGTTATCCACACTTGCCACCACTTTAATTGGGTACAAATAGGAGCAGCCATACAACACCCAGAGGCGGGGCAAAGATTAGATATTAGTGCCGATACTCAAAAAATAGTAGGAATAGAAGATGCTTCAGTTAAAATATATCCTAGTTCGGGATATGGAAATCCTACTATGGTTAGACAAATAATGCAAGAAGAAAAACCCGATGCTATTTTTATTATAACTGATCCTAGATACTGGGTTTGGTTGTTTCAAATTGAAAATGAAATTAGAAGAAATATTCCTATAGCTTATCTAAATATTTGGGATGATTATCCTGCTCCTAGATATAATG